GGCGGTGAGTTCAAATACAGAGTTACTGACGGGCCAGTCATAGCTACCCCAGCCAAGTATAAAACCCCAGTTAAAAAAGGGGATAGATTGTACTTCCATCACCTTGTTGTGATGCAGGGTGGGCAAAAGCTTACAGGCGTGGAGAATAGTTATTTTGTCAAATACGATCCAGAGCATGCTGTAAACAATCAGGCGATTGCATACAAAGACAAGAAAGGGAAGATATACCCGCTTGATGGCTGGAGCCTGTTGTCTGCTATTGAAGAGGAGGAAAAAGAAGATGGGACTATCGAGGTAGTGTCCTTAAAAGAGGAGCTCCCAACTAAAGGCGTCGTTGCTTTTGATTCAAAAGAATTGAAATCAATAGGCGTGAAGAAAGGCGATGTCGTTGGATTCAAACAAAACAGGGACTATCGCATTAAGATTGACGGGAAAGAATACTACAGAACCCGCATTGAAGACCTTTTATACGTAGAGCAATGATTGATAAAGAACACTTGATGGAGATGCTCGCAGAAGAAGAGTGTCTTACTGCTGATGGATTTGATGCTGCCCTGGTGGGTTGCACCTATGGCCTCAATGTGGTTGCCGTGTATGACATCAACAAGATGATTGAGATTCTAATTGAAGAGGGCATGGAATATGAAGATGCAGTAGAGCATTTAGATTACAATGTTGTTGGTGCATACGTTGGAGAGAAAACCCCTCAATACATCAATTTTGTCACGCAAGAAGTTTACAACGATTGATGCTGCCCAGCGCTTGATGACAAGCATGGAGACAGCCATCAACAACATGATTGATGAAGTCAAAAAGCCTGTTGATCCAGACATCAATGGGAGTGCTCGCAAAGCGGAGCTTCAGTCAATTAAACAGACAGCAACAGACTGCAAGGAGTTAATTGTAGAAAGACAGCGTTTAGAACAAATGATCAAAGACCTTACGAACAATGGATCAATCGAGCAAGCAAAAGACTACAGCGGAGGTTTCGCTGAGAGATACTCTAAATGATTGGCAGGCAATAGTCTGGCAAAAGAACAAAACTGATTTCAAATTCTGGGAGGAATCTTGGAATGATGAGTTTGAGGACTGATGCCTTACAAGGACCGCGATGTTAGAAGGGCTTACAATAAGGCCTATCAGAAAAAACACTACGCGAAGAACAAAGAGTATTATAAGTCGAAAGCAAAACAGACCAAAGCGCAACAAAGAAAATGGAATAGAGAGTTTGTAAATAGAGTCAAAAAGATTTTTAGCTGTATAGATTGCGGGGAGTCAAACACCCTTGTTCTTGATTTCGATCATGTCAAAGGCGAGAAGGTTGAAAACATAGCAGATATGGTTCATCGCCCCAAGTCTATATCAACGATAAAAGAAGAGATGAGAAAGTGTGAGATTAGATGTGCAAACTGTCACAGGATTAAGACACACGAAAGAAGAAGCTTATAACCGCGAGTATCCCCTCAAGCTTATACCTTGTAGAAAGGGTAACTGGTCACATGTGGGTTCAAGTCCCACTTCGCGGACACGCACCTGTAGCTCAACTGGATAGAGCAGCACACTTCTAATGTGCAGGTTTAGGGTTCGAGTCCCTACAGGTGTACTAAATTAAATTACATCAAATGGCTAAGATTCAAGTTTCAACCTATCAGAAGAAGAGAGTTCGTCGCAAGGGCGTTCATGCAAAGACGAAAACCTCTAAAAACAAAAGCTCAAAAACCTATCGCAAGCGATATGCTGGTCAAGGACGATAAATATGAGGACTACGCTATCTCAATTTGTCCCAACGGCACGCAAGGTCAAAGTATTGAACTTGGTGGGCTACTCATTATTCTTCCCGCTCAGCCTCCCAAAAAACAAATTGCAGGACATGAAAAGTCAAAGCGCCTGCAGCTGTGGGAAAGGATTGATATGCCTCAGGAGCTGTCTAGGATTAAGTCTATGGATGAGTGGGCAGAAATGCCAAGGGAGTTCAGAGAAAAGTTTCGTCCGTATATCGAGGAGGAGTTTCGCCGTAGGCGTGAGGGCTTTTGGTTTTATAACAACGGTGTCGCTACGTATATTACGGGTAGGCACTACATGATGCTGCAATGGACCAAGATGGACATAGGCTATCCATCTTACCTTGCATTCCAACGTGATATATTTTTACACCTTGCTGCGTGCGAGTCTGATCCGCGTTGTATTGGTCAGCTGTACACTAAGTGCCGTCGTTCTGGATATACCAATATCTGTTCTTCAGTTTTGGTTGATGAGGCTACTCAGATCAAAGACAAGCTTCTTGGCATCCAATCAAAAACAGGTAAAGACGCACAAGAAAACATCTTCATGAAGAAGGTGGTGTATATGTTCAGGAGCTACCCCTTCTTCTTTAAACCCATTCAAGACGGTACTACAAACCCTCGAATGGAACTTGCCTTTCGAGAGCCATCAAAAAGAATCACGAAAAAGAACAAGACATCACAGAGTGGTGAGGCGTTGAATACAGTAATCAATTGGAAAAACACCACCAACAATGCATATGATGGTGAGAAGCTTCACTTGTTGTATCTTGATGAGGCTGGTAAATGGGAAAAGCCTACGGACATAAGGGACGCCTGGAGGATTCAAAGAACTTGTTTGATCGTAGGGCGAAAAATCGTAGGAAAAGCCATGGTGGGCAGCACCGTAAATCCAATGGACAAAGGAGGGAAGGAGTACAAGGATTTGTGGAGCGATTCAAACCCAGCGGAGAGAAACAAGAATGGGAGGACTCGATCTGGACTGTACAGGCTGTTCATTCCAGCTTTTGAATCACTAGAGGGATTTTTTGATTTGTATGGGGAGCCTGTAGTTAACGACCCTGATTCTCCTGTTGAGGGAATTGATGGGGAAGAAATCTATACTGGCTCAAAGTCTTACCTAAAAAACGAAAGGCAAGGGCTTTTGGAAGATCCTTCAGAACTGAATGAGGTTATCAGACAGTTTCCATTTACTACAGACGAAGCATTTAGAGACAGCGTTCAAAGCACCCTGTTTAACATCACCAAGATTTATGAGCAGGTGCAATACAATGATGACCTGTTTCCAAATCCAGTAGTGGTAGGAAACTTTTATTGGAAGAATGGAGAGCAAGACACAGAAGTCGCGTTCAAGCCTGACCCCAATGGTAGATTTCATATTGGATGGATGCCGCCTCCAGAGATGCGAAATCAAAAAAAGTTTGACAGAAACAAACGAGTTGCACCAAACGCGAACATAGGTGTTGGCGGTGTTGACTCTTATGACCTTGATGCAACAGTAGACGGCAGGGGATCTAAGGGGGCAATGCACATGTTCAACAAGTTTAACATGCATCACCCATCAAACATGTTTGTTCTAGAATACGCTTCGCGCCCACCCCTGGCCAAGATCTTCTATGAAGACTGCCTCATGGCGTCTGTGTTCTATGGATATCCGCTGTTAATTGAAAACAATAAGTACGGTATCGCAAGATACTTTGAATCAAGAGGTTACGATGGATACTTATTGGATAGGCCTAGGCATCTATCAAACAGTGCTGGCGCCCAAAGAGTAAAGACAAAAGGAATCCCCTCCAACTCACAGGATGTTATTCACGCCCATGCCCAGGCCATAGAGGCATACATACATGATCATGTAGGAATAAATCATGATAGTGGTGAATATGGGAAAATGTATTTCAATAGAACCCTGGAAGATTGGATTGGATTTAAGATTGACAATCGAACCAAGTACGACCTTAGTATAAGCTCTGGTTTGTGCTTGTTGGCTGCCCAAAAAGAAAAAACAAAACCCAAATCTAACTTCGAAGAGAAGAGATTTTTCCGTAGATATAAGGTAACTCGTTGATTACTTATATTTGCAAAAGGTAAAATGGAATCCCTATCTAATGCAGGACACAAAAGGTACGAGTAAAGGGTTCCCAAATCCTCTTGCCTCCCCAGAAGAAAAAGCATCACAAGCTTACGGTATTCAATATGCAAAAGCTATTGATTCTCAGTGGGGAAGGATGACGGATGTTGGGAGTCTTGTAGGGAAAAGAAATAGAATATTTGCCAGAAGCAGAGACTATGCTCTTGGCACTCAGGACACAAACATTTACAAGCAGCTCCTTAACAGCCTCGATCCAAATGGAGGTGATGGAAGCTTGATGAATCTTGATTATACTCCAGTACCTATTCTGCCTAAGTTTGTTCGCATTGTAGCAAACAAGATTCTTGCAAAGAAGATGTACCCTAACTTGGAGGCTGTTGACCCTCTGTCTACATCTCAAAAGAACCAGAAAAAAAGATTTCTGAAGTCTCAAGTTGCCAACAAGGAGTTGTTGATGCAATTCAAAGAGAAGACTGGACAATCACTTGGCGAAGACCCTGCATCCCTTCCTGATTCAGCTGAAGAAATTGATATCCTGTATGGAGATAACATCAAGACAGGAGGAGAGATATCTGCTCAGATTGCAACAAATCTTACTTTGGAGTGGAATCAATTTGAAGATTCTATCTTCAGAAGATCTGTAAATGATCTGGTGGCTTTAGGAATCGCAGTTGTTAAAAGGTCAAATGACCCAAACACTGGGATCAAAACAGAGTATGTCGATCCGTCTCTGTTTATTCATAGCTACACAGAAGACCCAGGTTTTAATGATCTAACTTACGCGGGTCACATCAAGAAGATTTCTATTGCTGAATTGCGTAGGCTTGCAGGGGACGAGCTTTCTGAAGAGGACCTTAGCAAAATTGCAAACAAGGTCAAGGGTACAAATGGCAACAATGCCAGTAAGTACAGCACAAAAAAATACGATCAGGATCTGAACACCATGACATATGGGTACGACGAGTACACTGTAAATGTTTTGGATTTTGAGTTCCTGACCGTTGAGACAATGCACTTTGAGGAGAAGGAGAATCGCTACGGCAATTTTAATTTCTTCTACAAAGGGTTTAGCTATAAGCCGCCCAAGGGTTCTGTCTATGAAAGACGGCCACAATGCATGGACATCAAGGTTGTTTACGAAGGGAGCTACATTGTTGATTGTGGAATGTTGTTTGGATATGGCAAAAAGAAAAACATACCTAAGAACATTCACGACCTTTCACAAGCCACCTTGTCTTACTCAGTCTCTGCAGTTAACCTGAAAGACATGATGCCTAAGTCCATGGTGGACAGCTGCACAGGGTTTGCTGACATGCTTCAACTTACTCACCTCAAGATTCAACAGGCGATTGCAAAGGCAAAGCCAGATGGATTGGTGATTGATATTGAAGGGCTGGAGAATGTACAGCTTGGCAAGGGGGGAGAGCTTCAGCCTCTTGACCTTCACGACATTTACGAACAGACTGGTGTGTTCTACTACAGGAGCAAGAACCCAGAAGGTGGATTCCAGAACCCACCTGTTCGAGAGATTGGCAATAGCATTAGGAACATCAATGAGTTGATTGGTTTGTACAATCACTACCTGAGAATGATCCGCGATACAACTGGTGTCAATGAGGCTGTTGATGCCTCCACTCCTAAGGGTGATGCTTTGGTGGGTGTCCAGCAACAGGCCATTCAGGCAAGCAACAATGCCACATACGACATCACAAATGCTTCTTTGATTCTCTTCAAAAAAGTTTGTCAGGACATTATCAAGTGTATTCAGATTTTGCCAGAAGAGTCTGTGATTTATGGGGCTTACAAAAGAGCCCTTGGCAATGAGAACATGGATGCCTTGTCATCATTCTCAGAACTGCCTATGTACAACTTTGGAGTTCTTGTCACAAAAGACATGGAGGACAAAGACAAGGCTTATCTAGAGCAGAACATTCAGATGGCCCTTCAGCAAAAAGAACTTGATCTGGAAGATGCGATTGCTGTTCGAGGGCTGAAAGATGTGAATCAAGCTGAAAGACTTCTTATTGTCAAAAGAAAGAAGAGGATGCAGCGCGTGGCTGCTATAGCAGATCAAAACTCTCAGCGCCAAAAACAAGAAGCTCTTCAGGCAGCTCAAGCAGCGTCTCAGCTCAAGATTCAAGAGGCTCAAGTGGAAGCTCAGCTTGATATGGAAAAGATGAAGCTGAAGAATGAGATGGAATCTAAGCTTGAGACAATGAGACATGAGTTTAGGCGAGAGATCGAAATGATCAAAGCCAAAGCTACTCTTGGATTTAGAGAAGAAGATCAAGCATTTAGAGAGAAGCTTGAAGTTCTTAAAGAGGATAGAAAGGATGAGCGATTGGAAGCTCAAACGGCGGATCAGAGCAAGCTTATATCTCAAAGGCAAGGCAAGAGGGAAGAAGTTGTAAAGGAGACAAAAGGATTGGTAGATAAAATATTTGAGGACTGATGGCTGAAACAGCAAATTTTGATACAACAGAGGAGCTGAACATCGTCTGTAGAGAAGGTGACACCTTTTCTATGACAGTGAATCTCAAAGACTCTAGCGGCACAGGCCTCACTCTTGTGACTGACGAGTATGTTTTTTACATGCAGGTCAAGTCAATCACTCGCGTTGGAGATAAAAGAGCTGGCAGACAAATAGAAAACGTCGTCCTTCAAACACCAAGTATCGCAAAGGGTCGAGATACAGATGTCAGAACATTTGAGTCCCCAACTCTAGACAACAGTGGCAACGTTACCATTGAGGCATCTGCAGAAACCATGAGTTTGATTGCGCCTGGATCATATGTGTATGATCTTAAGTACGTTAAACCAAGCTCTACTGGGCTCGATACTCACAAAGGAGTGTTGAGAGGTTCTTTTGTAATCAATTCACAGGTAACTGATGTATTCTAATGTCTGTATCTGTAAGCACAACGGCGGCTAACCAAGTTAGTGTTAGCGTAGATGGGACTACGCAGCTTTCATTTACGACACAAGAGTCTTCCGTATCTGTAACTGAGGCTGCGGCCATATCTGTTACTGTTAGCGAGAAAGGTCCAAAGGGGGATACTGGTGCCACTGGCGCCCAGGGTCCAACAGGCGCTACAGGTCCAGCTGGGGCTGACGGAAAGTCTTACACTATATCATGTGTTGACGGTGACAACAGTGATGAGGAGAAGATTAGACTTACAGACAATGATGGGACAACGGATGATGTAGTTCTTGAGGCAGGCACTGGGCTTTCTATCGCTAGATCTGGTGATAAAATTACATTCACCAACACCGTAACAGATACTGATACAGTCTTGACCTCTGAGCAGGTTCAGGACATCGTGGGCGCTATGTTTACTGGCAATACAGAAACACGCATATCTGCTACATACGAGGACTCTGACGGCACTATTGATCTGGTGGTTGATGACATGACCGCTGACACGCAGCTTACCACAGAACAAGTTCAAGATATTGTGGGGGCCATGCTTACTGGCAATACAGAGACCCGCATCTCAGTCACTTATGAAGATAGTGACGGCACGATTGACTTTGTTGTAGATGACATGACTGCCAACACTCAGCTTAGCAATGAGGAGGTGCAGGACATTGTTGGGGCCATGTTTACTGGCAACACTGAAACTAGGATTTCCGCAACGTATCAAGACAGTGACGGTACGATTGATTTGGTTGTTGATGCAATACCTGTAGATCTCACATCTGATGGCGCTGGTACAATTCATGCAAACAACGTTCCTACATTAAATCAAAATACCACGGGAACGGCTGCAGGCCTATCTTCTACTTTGGCGGTAACTAGTGGAGGCACAGGTGCTACGACTCTAACTGCAAATGGTGTGCTTACTGGGAATGGTACTGGGGCAATAACTGGTGAAAGCAATCTAGTATTTGATGGTAGCACCCTGACAATTACAGGTCAGAGACAAATAGTTTCGCCAACAGGAAGTGGACAATTTTATGGAGATACGGTGCAGTTTGGAAGTGGACCTTCTGGTGTTGACGGAGATATAGAGCAGGGTAAGCTGTACTATTTAGACTCCTCTAAGCAGTGGGAAGAGACAGATGCAGATGCAGCAGCATCAGCTACAGGCATGCTCGCTTTGGCCATCGTTGATGATAGCGCAAGATTTCTTGTAAAAGGATTGGCGAGACATTCATCCTTTGCAGGATTTACAACTGGTGATGTATTGTATGTGTCAGGGACCGCAGCGGGGATTACAAAAACTGCACCCACTGGAAGCGGTGATATTGTTAGAATTGTTGGATACTGCACGGACGGAAGTAACAGAGAGATTTACTTTGATCCATCAAAAGACTGGGTTGAGTTGTCATGAGCATAAGCAAGCTTTCTGGAGTTACTTACAGCTCTATCAATAAGATTTCTGGTGTAGCAAAGTCTGGTGTAGCAAAGGTGAAAGGGATAGTCCCCTCTTACTTTTTAGATGATCATGCTGGCTCAGTTTGTGCTTATTCATTGAGGCAGTTGTCCTCTACTGCCACCTATGCAATTACTGTAGAGAACTCATCAGGGACAACAGCAGATATTGGATTTACTGCGGCTGGAGGACTGGACACTTCAGCTCTTGCTACGCACTGTGGAAGCAACTATGGTCGAGTCTCAAAATGGTGGGATCAGAGTGGGAACTCAAATCACATGGAGCAGTCTACTGCTGCCTCAAGACCCTACATCGTTGATGCATCTGGGAACTTGATTACAACAACAGATAGCTCGATACCAGCTCTTGACTTTTATTTCAGCTCTACAGCAAGATGGCTAGAAGATACTTTTGTAAGCAATAACAGTGACAGATTGATGCTGTCTCTTATGGCTGAGTTTAGATCAGTTACTGCTGGTCAATCTATATTCAATCAGTGGAGTTCATCTCAGTCTACGCAGGTTTTTCAAATCAACATTTTGGGTGCAGCTCAAGACTTAAGACTTGGTGCAAGATTTGGCACAGGATCAAAACATTTTGGAAGATCTCAAACCAATGCTCAAGTCGCCGTCAACACAGAATATATTGTGCTTGGATCTTTAGATCATGCTTCAGGAGATCTGGACGTTAATGGCGATACTGCTGATACAGATACAGGTTTCCCTGGCAGCTCTGGAGCTGGTCTCATCAACAATGGAAACATTCTCGTGGCCATAGGTCGAAGGTCTGACAATGGAGCTGCACAATACACTGGATTTCTCTCAGAAGTTGTAATGTGGTCTGCTGCATCACTTCCAACACAAAACGATGTTATGACGGATATGAACACACACTACTCTGTTTTCTAATGGCGAAGACTGCAACAGACACAGGCAATACAATCACTGAGGGATATGTGATTAAAATGATTGGTATTGAAGAGTATTTTGAAACTCAATCAGGTGCTCTAGCATGGGCCAAGGCAGGTAACATCCCTTCTGTAGATTTTTACACAGACGACAGCATATCAGATGCAGACAAGCTTGATGACTTGGAGCACGGTAACCTCATGGAGTACTCTGTTGATATTTAATATATTTGCAATATGCCTGCGGTAAAGAAAAAAGGAAAGATGCCCAAGAAGTTCTCCGTCAAAAGTGGAGACAAATCTGCATCTGGAGGATTGACAGCCAAAGGTGTTAGAAGATACAGGGCTGCAAATCCTGGCAGTAAACTAAAAACTGCTGTAACTACTAAGCCATCAAAGCTTAAGGCAGGCAGTAAAGCAGCCAAGAGACGCAAATCTTTTTGCGCTAGAATGAAGGGGATGAAGAAGAGACTTACCAGTGCAAAGACTGCAAGAGATCCAAACTCACGCATCAACAAGGCACTTAGAAAGTGGAATTGCTGATGAATGCTGTAAAGAAAAATAAAGGAGGTAAGCTGTCAGTTAGCAATAAAAAAGTTTCTGTCTCTCCCCCATCTGGATACCACTGGATGGAGGATAGAGGTCGATACTTTCTTATGAAAGGCGAATACAAGCCACATCCTGGAGCTGTTGCAAAAGCTGAGTTCAAACTTGTAAATCATCCAAAGTCATGAAAACTAAAAAGGACGCTTGTTACCACAGAGTAAAAGCAGGAGAGAAAGTATTCCCAAGTGCGTATGCCAGTGGAAGAATTGCAAAGTGCAGAAAGGTGGGGATTGAAAATTACGGCAAGAGCAAGAAGAAGTAAATGCCACCAAACGTCAGAAAGACAAAAAAGGGCCTAGCCCTTAAGCGTTGGTTCAAAGAAAAGTGGAGAACGCCAAGGGGTAACAAAGGCTATAGCGGAAGCGATAGAACCTTTCGCCCTACTGTGCGCGTCTCAAAAGATACACCTGCAACTTGGAGCGAGTTGTCTCCCTCAGAAAGAGCTAGGGCGGCAAAAGAGAAAAGAGAGAAGGGCAGGGTGTCTCGATACAAAAGAAAAACACAGAGACAGAACAAACGAAAGACCAGGAGAGCAGAGAGAAGAGCAGAGAGTGGTATGCGCGTAATCAAAAGTAGATAATACCTATATTTGCAAAACAAACAATAACTAAAAATGGCTACTACTACTGCATCAATTACCATTTCCAGTGGCGATCTCACTGGAGATGCCTTGTCTCTTAGCTCGACAGCAACGCTGACGAAAGCTGGAACAAACACTGGTTTGGATCAAACAACTGGTGTTGCTCGCAAATTTTTTGCTTCTACACAGACCGCTTTCAATCTTATTGCTGCTGCAGACTACACTGCTGACAAAGCTCATAAAGTATACATCAAGAACACCTCCACCAGCAACTCTGAGTTTATCACAATTGAGCTTGGTGGCTCTAATGTTTCACTAGGTAGACTCTACGGAGGTGATTGGCTCTTGGTTCCTTACGATGGAAACAACGACATTGACATTGACACTTCTGCCGTCAACATGACGGTTGAATATCTCGTAATCTACGAAGCGTAATGGCAAGCGTAAGAGTCACATTGGGGCTCTCAAGTGCTGATGTCATGTCAACAGCTGTTGGTATAAATGTAGCCACCACGCTGTCTGCTGACTCTGGCAGTATTGCACGCGCCAAAGTGAAGGGCACCGCTGCAGACACAGACGACCTTGTCGTTTACAAAGCCAACGACAAACTTGAGAATGCCTATCTCTATATCCAGAACTTGGATCAAGAGAAAGAAAACTACATTACTGTAAGAAACGAAACTGAGTCTAACACAGCTTTGGTTGCCAAGATTGGTGGTGGAGAGTTTGCATTTATTCCTGTTGCAGTAGACAAGACATATCAATGCATTGCCACCAAAGTCAACACTTTGATTGAGTATGGGGTGTTTGGTTTGGACAACTCATCAGTTACACTCGCATAAACATTAAAAGATGGCGACATTAGCAAATCAAGGAATAGCAAGTCAGGCTTCTTTTGGTCAACTAGGCAGTGCTTTTGTAGATGACGGGGGTGCATACACTCCTCCTGCAGGTAAGGTCGTAGTGGCTATCCAGTGCCTGGCTGACACTACATTTACCGTTCTAACTCCAGAGGCTACAGAAGATTGTTTTGGTGTAGCCGCTAGTTCTGGTGTTGGAACCAATAACGAACTGGTTGATAGCAGCAACATCTTTCCAAAGGGAATGACAATCTTTGGACGGTGGACTGCTGTCACCGCTACTGCTGATACTGACGGAGGTATCGTCCTGTACTTGGGACCAGCAAAACTCAATTGAATATAAATAACTAATTAAATGGAAAACACAATTCACCTTCAAGAAGAGTCGTTTGAAAAAGCTGAGATTTTTGACACGCCAGAGCAGCTTGCTGCCAGCATGCAACAGGAGTCTCAGCCGCAAGTAGAAGCTCAACCAGAGCAGCCTGCAGAACCTGCACCAGTGCAGACTGAAGCTGCGCCTGTTGAAGAGCCTACTACCCTGGAACAAATTACTGAAGCTGCTGAGCCACAGCCTGAACAACAGGTTGCTCAACAGCCTCAAGATGATGATTATAGTGAGGAGGAAATCGAGGCTGCGGTCTACACATACCTTAGCGAAAGGCTTGGGAGAGAGATCAATAGCTTTGACGAACTTCAAACAACCCCTGCTGTCGATGAACGTGTGCAGGCTATTGCTGATTTTGTGGCTGAGACTGGCCGCAAGCCAGAAGACTGGTTTACGTATCAATCAATGAATCCGTCTGAAATGGACGATCTGACGGTTGTGCGTGTACAGATGTCACAGCAATATCCTAATCTCTCTTTTGATGAGATCAACATGCTTGTTGGCAACAAATACAAACTGGACCCCAACGTCTATGACGACAAGGATGTCCAGATGTCTACCCTTCAGTTGAAGATTGATGCAACGGACGCTCGTGGCGAAATCGAAAAGATTCGTGAGTCGTACAAAGCACCAGAGATTCAACAAGAAGTAAGTGGCGCTCGTTATGACATTGACGACAGATGGATTCAGCATGCAACTCTCGAAACGGAAGCAATGCAGGCGCTTGAATTTGACTTAGGCAATGACAGAACATTTACGTTTGGCCTGAATGATTCTCATCGACAGAATCTGATGCGTCAAAATTCAAACATCAATTCGTTTTTTGATAACTACATCAATAGCGATGGCTCGTGGGATTACGACAAGCTGAACTCACACCTTGCTGTGATTGATAATGTGGACACCATTGTGGCGTCAGCATATCGTCAGGGACTGGGTGATGGGCAGAAGACTGTGGTGAGCAACGCTGCGAATATCTCTACAGATACTTCGCCTAGCGCATCCCAAAATCTTAATGAGGAGAATCCTCTTGCTCAGCAGGTAAGAACCCTGTTGCGTGGAGGACGATCCAAAACCACTTTTAACATCTAAGAATAAAACACTATGGCTAATATTCTTTCAGGTCAGCCAGCGGTGGATGCTACTAACGTAGCAGCTAACGCGGCTGCCAACAAGCCCTCGTTTCGCATTACCCCAGAAACGTACACAACTATTGACAGTCTGATCAAGACTACCAAAGACCACGTCCTCCCAGATTTGGTTGAAACTTACGGTGACCAGGGTATCACTGGATTCTTGAAGCTCACTGGCGCTATCAACGCTGGCGGAACCTCTGATCAGTTTGACTGGTGGGAGTTGGGTCGTCGTCACTCTAAGTTGGCCTACACCTCAGGTCACACTACCATCAACGGTAGCGGTGAGACCGTGACCATTGCTGCCGCTTCTGACGTTGCAAGCAATGTTCAGGCTAACGACGTTTTGATGGAGGCCGCAACTGGCGCTCGTTTTATCGTCAAGTCTGGCGGTTCAGGCAGTGGATCAGCAGCTGACGTTGTTCTCGTCAAGCTCGACGACTCAGCAGCTGTTGAGGACACTGATATCGACGCTTCTGCTGGCGGTACTTTGATCAAGCTTGGTAACATGTATGCTCAAGGCACCAACCAGCCAACAGCATATGATGACATTGGTGTTCGCAAGTACAGCAACTCTTACATGATCGTGAAGGGTCGTTACGAAGTCAACGGATCTCAGGCCACTAACATTGGCTGGGTGAACATTGGTGGTGGCGAATACCGCTGGTTCATGAAGGGTGAGCAGGAAGCTCGCGCCAAGTTTGAGGATCAGAGAGAGATGATGTTGCTCTTTGGACAGAAGAGAGACGACTCTACAGGCACAGGCTCTAACCTCGACGATGAACTCGCTGGTTCTGAAGGTTACTTCTCAGCTATCGAAGACAGAGGTATCGTTGTTCAAAACGCCAATGCTAACCCAATGGATAGCTTTGCTGAGTTTGACGACTTGATCTTGGAACTCGACAAGCAGGGTGCACCTTCTGAGTACGCTATGTACTTGAACAGAAAGCAGTCTTTGGCTATTGACGACATGCTCGCAGCTGGTATTGCAACTGGAGTGACTGCTGGTTTGCCAGCACAGTTTGGTGCATTCCAGAACGATGCTGACATGGCAGTGAAGCTGGGCTTCAAGTCATTCACTCGTGGAGGTTACTCTTTCCACAAGCATGACTGGAAGCTGTTGAACGATCCAACCTTGTTGGGTGCTGGTAACTTCTTGCAGGGCGCTATGGTGCCTTTGATGAATGTTACTGACGCTCGCTCAGGTGTCAACGTTCCTGCTCTCTCCATGTTCTACAAGGAGGCAAATGGATACTCTCGTGAGATGGAGCACTGGGTGACTGGTGGCGGCGTGTTGGGTCACACCAACAACGGCGATGCTGGTACTGACCAGGCTGCGTTCCACTACCGTTCTGAAATTGGCCTCTGCGTTCGCGCTGCAAACCAGCACGTAATGATCAAGGGGTAATAGTCCATTGTTTAACTATTAAAACCTAGATCATTATGCCTATTTACTCTCATAAAAAATCAGGAGTACTTAACACTTCAACGAGAGTTGAGGTTAAGGATGGTTTTGTTCAAAACGGCGAAGCTGTGATTGAAATTCTTCAACCAGCCAACAGCCTTGTGACAAACGCATACTACAGACAGATTGATGCAGCAGCTTTTGCCACCAATACAAGTGTTGGTGTTGAGCTTGGGATTACAGAAAGCGGCAATGAAATTGCAGCTGATAGCTCTTCTGACGCTGTTCTGGATGAAGGACAATCTATTCCTGCAAATTTTATTCTTCAGCTGAACGGAGGAACTGGTATCACTTGGAACGGAGGCTACTCCGTTGGTGATGCGGCTTCACCTGATGTTCCAGCTGGAGATGCTTTTGCTGCAGATGATAGAACCATTTACTTTACCGTGACTTGCACTGATGACGTCGTCAACACGCAAGGTAAATACGAAGTAATTGTTGACTTTCAACTTTTCTCTTAATGCGAATGGGGCTACGGCCCCCTTTGCTTTCTCTTTTTACAAAAACAAAAAAAACCTATAAATATGGGACACTTCGATAAGCTGCATGCAAAGAAAATTGTGGCTGAAAATGTTAGCGGTGGACTTCAGGGCGGTGTTGTCTTGAATGGAGCATCTGATGTGGTACTTACGGCTGCACAGTCAGGATCTGTATGCATCTTTGATGCAGCTGGAGCCTCTTCATTTACTCTTCCAGCTCCTGAAAAGGGCCTTCACTTTACGTTTATTACGGCTGTGACGGCTACTGCAGATCACGTCATTAAAACGGCAACGAATGATGCTGGCTTCTTGGGTGGATGCAAAACAATGAACACCACTGCAGACCAAACCAACGCTTTTTCTGCGGCCACTGATGGAAACAATGACCACATTACTCTGAACGGAACTACCACTGGCGGTATTGCTGGTTCTAAAGTTCAGGTGTGGGCAATCTCTGATTCAGATGCTGCTAAGTGCTGGGTTGCTGATTGTGCTTTGATTGGATCAGGAAACACCATTACACCATTTGGTGACGCTCAGCTCTAATCTGAGATACACGCTACGAGAAAGGCCCTACGGGGCCTTTTTCTTTTTGCTTATATTTGCGGTACCTTTAATGCAATGAAAAAATTCTTCCTGTTTAAGCGTCGTGACGTTAGCGCAACGTCATCCACAACCTCTGATACAGGGGAGGGGTTGGACATCTTAGCTGTGTCTACAGACCAGTTGGCGTTTATGACAGCATCGCTTGGGAAGGTGAACATTGTGTTCAATGATGCCACGATTTACGAGGATAGCAATCTCCTCGATGGGGAATCATTTAAAAAGACAACAGTATCTGTCGCGTGTGAGCAGGGGGGTGAGGCAGCCTTGATAGATTCTATCTTGAACTTCATCTCCTCTGATCGCGTCAAAACAAACGTCATGCGTTTTGATGCTGTTGCGGGGCAAACCAATGTCAAGGAGGCCAAGATAGAATCCTTTACAGATGTGGTGTCAGAGGTCAAGCAACTCCCCGTTGTAACTAGCACACAAGAGGTTAGCAAGAGAACATTTATTGGAGGGACAGCAGGGACAGCATTTGGCACTGGTAACTCTGTTGGAGGGATTGACTTTGGGGATGGAAACAAGCCTGTTATCGACTTCAATGAAGATGGTCTTGGAGAGTCAGGCGGAAACGTAAATGCCTGGACACATAGCGGAACGGGTGGATCGAGCTACAACATCACTGGTGGTAATATTACAGGGACAATACCTCTTGACACAACAACAGGCAGAGCCAATAATGGTTTGGCTACACAAGCTGCTGACATGGGGACCAGTGACACATTTGAACTTGGTGCCACTTACACACAGTCAGGGGCTTTCACTGCGTATGCAGTTGTGGGGCTCAGCACCAGTGACATAGCTTCAAATCCAAAGATGGGGTTCTTGTTTCAAGGGAGCGCAGCATCTGGTCAAGGGCTTTCCTTTATGTTTATGAACGCTCTGAGCAACAGATTTTTTCAGTTCAAGTTTGCTACAGAAAAAGGAGACTTCATAAAAGGCGAATCAGCAACTCCTATTGTACAGGTTGACAAATCTGAAGGAACACAGAGAACGGCATACGTCTTTGTTATTAGAAGAGATGACTTTTCAAACATAGCTGTGTATGACAATGATGGCTCTGTAGTGGCTTTTATTCCAGCAAACACAGAGGGGAATCAACAACGTACAGACTTCGATCTTGTTTTTGATCACATTGGTAACGGAGGTTACGGGGAAAAATTTCAAGGCAATGTTGCTAGACTAGGAATTATTGCAAAAGACATAGGGTCGTCAGCCTGTTCTACGTTGGCGCTCGACTTAGCAAAGAAATACACACCATCATCTTAATTAAATCCTAATGGAACAAACCAAAAAGCGCCCTGGGCGGCCTAAAGCCCAACCAAAAGCTCCTGCTGTAGAAGCTGCACCAGTAGCAAAGAAGACCTTGCCTATCAAGCGCAAGGAAGCTGTTAATCCCAACGCAGAGTTTGAGCTTATGCGTAAGTCAGGGGTCGTGTACATGCTCCCTCAAAAAGGTGTCACTGTATTCGACGCAGAGAAAGACACTGTGCGAGAGTTGCGATACTGTCCCAATGAGCCATCTGTGTGGCGTGATGAGCAGTCAGAGAATGCAACACGACAGTCTGTAATTTTCCGTGATGGCAAGATGTTTGTCCCCAAGTCACAGCCTAACCTGCGTGTCTTTATGGAGAAGCACCCCTTCAATCAAGCGAATGGAGGCAACATCTTCAGACTCGTAGATAAAAAGCGTGATGCAGAGATCGAATTGAAGAAAGAGTTCTTCTTGACTGACGCTGTATCTATGGTGCGTGACAAGGACATCCAAGATCTTTTGCCAGTGGCAATGTACTTTGGGGTCAACATCAACGCATCTGTTTCTGATATTAGATATAATCTCCTTCGTATTGCTAAAACAAAAACACAGGAGTTTATTGAATCATTTGATTCACCACAGGTCAGGACTCGTTCTATCCTGCAACAAGCTGCTGACTATCAGATCATCAAGATGACCAGCGACTCAGTCAAATGGTTTGACAGCAATACCATGATTGTATCTGTGCCTGTTGGCCAAGAGCCTTTGGATGTTTTGGCAAGATTCTGCCTAACAGAAAAAGGGTCACCAGTCCTAGCAACACTAGAGGAAAGACTCGAACGTCTAGCATAAAGAGAGGCCCTGCGGGGCCTCTTTTGTTTTCGTATATTTGTGTCATGGCAAGTATTGACAAAGTATATCGAACACTAAAGAACCTGGCCAACAAAGAGCAAAAAGGTTTTATTACTCCTGCCGTATTCAATCGCTTTGCTGTCATAGCTCAGCAGAACATCTACAACGAATTGTTTGAGGAGCTTGTAGATGCCAAGAGAATCAGTCGTCAAAATCTTGACCCAGGAAGAGATAAGTCTGTTCGCAAAAGAACGCTTGAGGATCTGTCTCCTTTTGTGGCCAGAGAGTACAACTTGCCAGTCGCTACGACCACTGCCATTAACAATATATACTTTAAGCCTGCGAATTTATCTCGTATCATTTCTATAAGCGTTGGAAATACAAACACGGGCGGATACAATATCAATAAAAGAAATATTGAGATTGTATACGATGTAGAAAAGATGGATAAGATTTTGGGTAGCCGTCTTTCTTCGCCCACACAACAGCATCCTGTTGCCTTGATAACAGACGAGATAGAAGTGTATCCAAGAACTCAGATAACAAAAATTGACCTGACATATTATAGAACTCCTGGAGGGATTACCAGCACAGGATCTTACACTGACTCTGATCCTCAGTGGATTGCACTAAATACTGGATCAACGCAAGATTTAGAGATCTACGATCCTGCATCCACGATTGATTTCATGCTGCCAAATCACTATGTGTCAGAGCTTGTATATGAGATGGCCAAACTGATTGGCATTAGTCTAAATGACGCAGCGTTGACGCAGGTATCTGCACAAGAAGAAGCTAGAAGATGAGTCACAATAAAGTACCACTTAGTCACATAGTCAGAGATTTTATAATCACCTCTGATGGTGATGATTACGCAAACAATGTTTCTGACAGTGCGCTCAGAAACTTTGCTTTGAGGGGTATTAGAGAGATAGGTTTTGACCTTGGCAAAAAGATCAAGTCTCTCAAGCTGAGCATCAACACCGCCAACAACACTGTGCCATTGCCAGATGATTTTGTTGACATCACAAAGCTGGGGGTTGTGGGCAGCGACGGTGTAGTGTATGCATTTGGTCACAACAAAAACCTGAACATGTCTCGCAGGCTGCAAACTGCTGACGACACAGTGAAAGATGACACGGGTAAATATGGGGGATCTCCTCCAGCCAGCATTACAGGCTCCTCTGATTACGTTGATACAGAAGCAGGAACACTGACAAACACTTTTTTTGAAGGGCCGCTAGACATTGGCATAAATAGTATTGGTGATCGTGTAGACGACAAGACGGCAACTGTAGGCGCTGGAAGTCCATCAGATGTGGGGGACAGAGACTACTACATCTTTGAAAACTACCTGTATGAAGGGGGCCTGGGAAGGCTTTACGGCATTGGCGGCGGACGCACGTTTGGTGAGTACAGAATCAACCTTGACCAAGACAGGATTGAGATTGATACTGATAACGACTATACAGAAGTCGTGATAGAGTATGTGGCTGACGAAGCTAGATCTTCTGACCCTGAGGTTCATGTCTATGCAGAAGAGGCTTTGCGTTCTTACATGTACTACAAGATTGTAGAGCGCAAGTCAAGCGTACCCATGGCAGAAAAGCAAAGAGCAAGAGCTGAATACTACAACGAGAGAAGAAAAGCGAACGCTCGATTGAGTGAGTTTACTAAGACTGAAGCTCTGAAGACTATCAGAAAGAACTTCAAGCAAGCACCCAAGTACTAATGGCAGTAAATAAGATTACACCCCGCGCTCTTGACAAGAGTACGGACTATAAGCTGGTGCCATCAACAGCGTTCATTGATGCTGTTAACGTCGTTATGACAGATGAAGAGGCCGTTGAAGGGTTTGAGTACGGCGACGTAGGGGTAATTAAAAACTTGCGAGGAACCAGCGCTCTTGGGTTTCACACAGAAAAAGATGTGATTGCTGAGGGCGATTTCAAAATCATTGGCAGCGCCACAGATCACAAGCTCAAGCTGATTTACTTCTTTGTCTACCATGAGGACATGAGTCAGCAGGGGGTGTGGGTGTATGACCCATATGGTCGCCTGTCGCTGCCTGTAAAGTATGCTCAGTACTATAAGGACACCAATGGCATACCAGATCTTACCCTGACAGACATTGACCCCTACAGACAGGGTGCAATCAAGTGTGTCGCAAAGGGTGATTTCTTCAACTTCGATCAGCACTCTGTTGTCCAGGGTAGTGTTATCTATGGAAACACGCTGAACCTACCACCTTTGGTTGTTGAGTCTTTGAGAGGTGAGAACAACAGCTTCACGGTTAACGTTTCAGACAAGCAAACTTTTGAAAAGGATTTTCACCTTTACTTCACTGACAATAAGAATGAGCCCAAGAAACTGAACGTGGCTCCAAGCATGTTTGGTAGATATTTGGCAGAGTCATCTGACGCTATTTATCAAACTCAATTTGTCTCTGACGAAGGGGGGTACTTTTCTGTGCCAGCAAACAGTTCCTCAGACATAGAGAAAATAAAGTTTTGTCATGCCTGCAAGCCTACACCGCTTTCAAGACCAACATTTGATTGGATCGAAGACACATCAAGTAGGGCAAATAACTTTGAAAAAAGCGAAGGTTTCAAGTTTGCATACCAGGTTGTGTACAACGATGGAAGCACATCAGCAATCTCTCCAAAATCACAGATAGCTGTTACCCCCAGCCTGTTGTTTCAGGGCGCCAACAAGAACCCTGATCATGCACTTTACAATGTCTGTCAAATATTTATCTCATCAGAGATATTCTCAGGCAATTGGACGGGAGTAAAGCAAGTCAACATCCTCGCTCAAGAGGGCATAGGTCCTTACAAGATTATTCATGAAGCTAAGCAGCTTGATGGTGACGTCGTATTTAGATTTAAGAACGACGTTGTTGGCATTCCTGTTTCAGAAAAAGAAGAAAATAAATTCTTTGACAGTGTGCCCCAAAAAGCAGAAGCTCAGGCTGTAGTGGACAACAGACTGATGTATGGGAACTATATGGAAGGGTATCCCAATCAGGACATTTCAGCAACCCTTCAAGTTCAATATGCTGAGAGGGGTAGCGAAAACTTTGCAAACCCAATAAAGATAGAGAAGTCTGTCATCTTAGATCTTTTTGATGAAACTGGAGGTGATGTCAATCAAAAGATGTCTGGCTTCAGAGTCACGATTGAGGATGGAGATTTCCCAGCAATGGGTCAAGGCGACACGCTGACCTTTTCGCTTAAATTTTTGCCGCAAAAAAACTTTCACCTCTACGACGCTGAAAATTCTTATCACCAGTCTAGACATCTTGGTGTAGAGAACAGCGATGAAGGCAATCAGTATTTTCAGACTCCAGAAGAAGCAGGGGCTAAAAACCTTTTACC